GAACCGGGCATGCCGGGGGCAAGGTAATTCGTCCAGAGCTTCGCCGCGTTGTTGCGCAGGATTTGCCGATAAACCGCCTTGTACGGGTGCGCGTCGGGCAGCAGCTTCGCCGCATAGCCGAGCTGGCATAGCACCCACGCAATCTGCCGCGGTGGGCCTCCAGCGATGCATTGCTCGAACTGGCGGCTGTTGGCATTGCCACCGACGCCGGCCTGATACGCCGACCATGACAGGATCTCTTCGAGATCGAAGTCGCTCCCGGTCGCCAGATACGGGATCACGCCCGAGTGCGTCTGGTGCATCATGTTCGGCTTCCACGGCGCGTCGGACCATCCGGCGACGGGATTCGTGCCGCGCTTGTAATAGACGATGCCCGGATTGGCGAGGTCGGCAATCGGCCACTCGACCGGGTTGATAATCATGCCGGTGGCCGGATCGCGCAGCCGGCGTGGGTAGCAGATGTAGTGGTCGTTCGCGTCCCGGCAATCCTGCCAGTACGCTTGCTGCAGCGCGTAGGGCAGATCGTGGCCGGGGATCAGGCCGATCACTTCGCGCCCGGATGCCGTACCCATGTCCGGGTAGAACTCGAAGCCCTTCCCGTTGATACCGCCCTTGTCGGGCGTGGCGTAGTCGGAGGGACGGAAGCTGGTGAGCGGGCCGGGGTTGCCGTAGTTCGCAAGCAAGGACAGGTCCACGATGCCCGGCGTGTACTGCGGCAAGCCATCGCGTCCCGGCGCCGTGCCGCAGTACAGCGAGAACCGCACGCCGGCCTGATCGAACGTCGTCGCGCCGTTGACCTTGGCGGTCAGGTGGCCGCTGAAATTCTTCGTGCCGCCCATCCAGCAGTTCTCGACGATCCAGTTGTCTTTGTAGCGCACGACGGTCAAGTGATCGTGCGGCGAGCCATCCGCGTTCATCAAGGGCGTCACGCCGATCGGCGCGTTGGCCAGCGCCAGTGCCGTGCCATCGGTCAGCGTGATCGCGATGTCCACGACGTCCGTGGCATCGGTGTCGCGCCAATGCAGCGCGCTGCCATGGAACGCCTGCCGGGTGGCAGATACGGGCGGAACGGTCACGGGCGGCGTAGGCGGCGCAGGAGGAGTGACAACGGGCGGAGGCACGACAACCGGCGCCACATACGGCACGACGTTGACCGACACGCCCGAGAGTGTGCCGTCATAGGTGCCGTCGGCGTTTTGGGTGAGGGTGATTTCAGTAGTCATTGGTCAAAATACCCGCATGTCGCTGATGTAGCCATGGCCGGAATACGCCACCGCGCCTGGGTACATGGTCGATGCCGCACTGGCCGATGTTCCTGGTGTGATGTTCGTCCACGTCGAAGATCCGATGCGCGGATATTGCGGCCCTCCTTGGATTTCGTAGGTTGCCGATCCACCCGAGTGCAGCGTGATTTTCACGCGGTAAGCGAATCCAGCAGTCCAGCCACTTCCCACGGTCCCGCGATTCGTCGCGCCCTCGTAAACGGTAAGCGTGCCGCTTCCGCCAAAATTCAGGCAGTGCGCGAAATTGGTTACGGAATACGCGCCGGCAATCGTCCCGCCGTTGGACCAGCCGACGCCACCCATGCCAGCGGTCGCATCCTTTGGCATGAAGACATCGATGACCATGGCCCGGCCTTCGACGCGTGCCTCGCCCGCCGTGCGGTACAGGGCGTTGCCGTTCCAGCTGCCGGAGCCGAATAGTTTGCACCACTGGTAGAGCGGGTCGATCCCGATGTTTCCCGCGACGCTGGCGGCAGATGTCCACACGCCCGCGTCCAGCGTCGAACCCATGAAGTCATCGCGGAACGTGTAGGACGAGCTTACCGGGTCGGGCTGTGCTGACCATGTGGACGGCAACAGGACGAACGATACCGATGCGGCGCTCTGCGTGCCGGGTCCCGCCGTGCCTGAACTGGTAGGTGAGTTTTCCACAAACCCGGCGACCTGTTTGCTTACCGGGATACGCAACGCCTGACCGATGCGCTGCGTCGCTGCATCGCTGATTTCATCCATCAGGTTCAGCCCGTAGGAACCGATGCGCCATACGGTCCACGCCAGATCGAACGAGGTTGCTTGCGTGATGATGGCGCCATACGGTCCCGGCAGGAACGGCAGGGAAGTTGATGCGCCGATAAGCTGCACCGTGCGGGTGTCCAGGTCATCCAGCGCCTTGGCGCGCGTGAAATAGGTCGTCACCGCATCGCTATAAGTCACCAGAGCAGGATCGAGGATGACAGCGGCAGCGCCTGATGCCAGTCCGGTCACGGTGGTATTGCGCACCGCCATGGGCTTGACGGGGTTGCGAACTTCCGTGCGTCCTGCGCCTCCCACGGTGGTTTTCCATGACGCGAGGATGTACTTGGTAACGCCTGACGCCACGGTATAGCTGAAGGTATCGGCTTTCAGTCCCTCGATGGCATCCGGGTCCATGACCGCGTTTTGCCTCGTGCGGTACGCGATTTCCGCCGCACTCGCACCACCGCCCCCTGGTGCCGCCGCCCATGCAGGCGCGCCTGACACCAGCGTCAACACATTGCCGTCGGTGGCCTTGGCCAGCGCAGAGGGCGCGCCCGCCGTGCCCCCGATGATGATGTCTCCGGCGGCGGTCATGGGGTTCGCCATGCCACTAGAGCCGCCGCTTAGCGTGGTTTCCGTCCCGGTATCATCCTTGGCGAACACACCGCCGCCCGTCTTGGCGTAGATCGCAAGGTTACCGCTTGCCGGCGTAGACGGAGCGCTGCCCACCAATAGCGAAACTTTCGGGAAAATGTTGTCTGATGCCTTCATGGATTACCCTTGGAAAATGAAATCGTCGGCGGCTTCGTTCGTGAGCATCACGGGAGGTCCGCTGATGCCGTCGGCGACAAGTGCTTCGCCGGACGTTCCGGTAGCGGATGGGAGGTCGGCGGAAGTCGCTGCGCGGTAACCAGCAATGCGCCCTTGGGCGTCCACGGTGATGGCGAGCAGGGAGCCACTGCCGGAGTTGGCCATATCGGTAAGGGTGATGAACTGGACCGCGCCGGGGCTGACCGTGATCGAATCACTGCCGCGAATCATGGTCGGCGTACTGGTGCCGCCATCACTCTCCAGCGCCGTCACACGCACGTCTAGCGCGTCGATTTCAGCCTGTGTGCGGTCGTCAGTTGTGTTGACCTGCAGCGACTGGAAAAACTGATACCACGCGCGTTCTACCTGCGCTCCACCAGCAATGGCGGCACGCGCGGAGGGAAGGCTTGCGGTCACGCCGCGATGGTCCCGAACGCAACCCATTGGAAGCCAATCGGGTTGACGATGCTGAAGCTTCCCGACGCCTCGTTGATGTCGAATTGAGCGGTAAATCCGCTGGTACTTGACCCCGCAAGTGCACCAATTGGATTGAACCCGGATGACGTGATGTTTGTGCTTGTGGGCGTAACCATGACGCCCATGAGTGCCTTGAAAGGCGTGGCGAAGGTGACGGCCTTGGTGGTTGTGTGTGTGCTACTGGCCGCTGCTGTATCCGTGCCAGACTGCACCACGAACACGTCTTGCGTGGAGCTTCCGTCACCAATGGTCGCCTTGGTTGGCGTGACGGTTACGGCAGCACTCTTGCCGTCTGCGGGCTTGGCTACCCAAATGAAGTTGGAGCCATCGTTTGACAGGATCTTGTTGGCAGAACCGGTTGGGTCGGGAAGCTGCTTAATCTGCTCCCATGACAGAATCGCGCCGTCATTGGTCAGGAACTGGCCCGACACCAGCGCGGGAATCGTGGTCCCGGTGCCGCCAGGGATCTGAATGTTGTCCACGTCGCTGATGAGCGTGCCGTCGGCGGCATACAGGCGTGCCCGGTAGGCGCCAGAACCCCAAATGTCATTTACGGGACGCCCATCGACCCCGATGGCCACGGTGTTGCCGTTGTCCGCACTCAGGGCGGGGTCGGCGTACACTGACTGCGGCGCCGTGGTGCCTGCAGCGTAGAACGTGAGATTGCCGCCCACCGCGAGATTGCCGTGCAAGTCGGTGAAGGTCTGGAACGGGTCGAACAGGCGAAATGCGGTCATGGGGCTTCCATAAAAAAGCCCCGCACTTGGCGAGGCTGGGAGGTTTCATTGATTGCCGATCATCATCAACTAGTCAGGCTGATTTTTACCGTCCTGGCCTATCCGGTTATGGCTATTATTCTGTTTGGCGTCGCCAGAATTACCGCTAAGTGCGTCGTTCGCTTCATGCCTGATTGTGCATTGAAGCGCAGGTTATTTACCGACGTTGACACCCGCCTGCTGGCCTACAAACCCGGTGTACGGGGCAATCGCCCGCTCGAAGGCCGGTCGCTGAGCAGCCGGGATGCGGGAGAGGATGGCCCGTGATTCGGGGCTGGTTGGGTTAAGCATCAGCTGGGCCAGCTTCCCGCGTATCTCGTCAGGCGCGCCGAACAGTTTGTAAGCTGCATCCATTGGCCTGACAAGACGAGCCGCCATTCCGCTGGTCTGCAGCCCGTTAATACCGGTCGATTTTGTCAGTTCTCCAAGCAGCGACTGTGAGGCTAGGTTCTGCACCGTATTCGACCCCAGCGACTTGCCAACAGAATCCGCCGTAGCCTTGCGTCCAAGGTCATCATTGACGGCTTGAAGCACGGCCAGTTGGGACGGGCTGAACACTTGTTCTGCCGTGGCACCTTTGAACCCCGTAGCCTTCTGCGCGATAGCGTCCAGCCTGCCGAGGTTGCCAGCGAAACGGTTGGCGGTCAGCGTCGGGTTGCCGAGTCGGTCAAGTACATTTCCGCCAGCCTTGTCCAAGAACTCCTGCCCAGTCTGCAGCGCGTTCACTGGGCCGCTCATCTGCTGATAAACGTCCTTGGCTTGCGCATACAGTGGGGAAATCTTCTCGATTTGATCCAGTAGCGCCTGCTTCGTGCCCTGCAGCGCGGACTGCTGATTACGCCCGATAGCACTAGCCGCATTCGGCTGCATCATGTCGTCAATGGCGAGCTTGATGTAGTGCAGGCCCTGGACCGACTTTGTCGGATCGCCAATATCCACGCCCTGATCTGCAGCCAGCTTGACTGCCTGCTTTGCCGCCTGCTGGAATGCGGGACGCTGGGAAAGCTGCTCAAGCTCCGGCGATGAACGCATGACGTTGCTTTTTGCGGTCGCCGCAGAGCGCAATCCTCCATATCCCGCGAGCTGCTGCTCTGCCGCCTGACTGGCCTGCTGCTGCAGCAAGTCCCTGCGCATGGTGTCAGTAGTCGCAGCTTGCCCGTAAAGCGCATCTGCGGCACCTTGGCGCTGGGTTAGAGCGTCTGAAAGGTCGTCTGCCGTACCAGCAACCCCGCGCACGGCATTCACCCGTGCGGCGTTGTTTTCCAGTCCGCGCTGAACGAACTTATTCAACGTACCGTCAGAAGATCCAGCATCCGTCACGGCGCGCTGTAGCTGCCCAAGGCCAGCGTTGCCCGTAGCTTCGGACAGGGTAGGATTCACGCCCGGAACGCTGCTAGGCGTGGGCGTCATGTTGCCGCCTTGGCCAAACCGATTCAGCGTGCTGGCGATAATCCGTGACTGGCCGCTGTCGGTGAGTGGGTCGATAAGGCTACGCAGCGTGCGCAGACTTGCTCCGGCAACGACAGGAACGGCTTGGCCGGCAAGCCCAGCGCCACCGCCCACCGCCGCATTGAGTGCACGCTGGCCGTTCCCTTGCGTGTTGTCGAGCGGCTGGATTGCACCCTGAAAAGCACCCGCTGCCGCAGCGCCGCGATACGTTTGTGGGATGATGCTGTCAACCAGCCCGGCACCCTTCAACGCAGCGCCTCCCGCTACTGCCTGCGCGACCTGTCCAGTCACATTACCGGCGATGCCAGCCTTGGTATTCATGAGCGGCGCAGACAAGGCGTTTTCTTGCGTCTGGTCCTGCTTTAGCTGATCGCCAAAGTGCTGTGTGGCGTCATAAACGGGATTTGGCTGCCCTGTGAGATGGGCAAACTGCTCAGTCGGCTGCAGGAGTGATGTTCCCAAGTCCGCAGCCATCTGGCCTGCGCCGCGTGCGTTATCCACGAACGACTTGCCGATGCCGGCGATGTAGTTACCCACGTTCGAGCCAAGGCCGGTTTCTGGTGCATCGCTCAATCCGACAAGGTGCTCAAGTCCGGTCTTTCGGTAAAAGTCCGGTGCCGGCATGTCGCTGTAGTACTTCTGGCGAATTGCAGCCGCAAGTTTGCCGTCAGGCACATCCTGGTACTGCGGGTACTTCGCGCGATAATCGTCAAGTACGCTCATCAGTGCAAAATCCCAAGAGGATCAGCCAAAGAACCCCCTTGAGGCGCAGGGGATGCGCCGGCCGCATTACCGCCACCCGGAGCCGAAGCATCGTGCATGGTTTGCATGGCTCCAAGGATCTTCCCGCGCTGGTCATGGACTGCCGATTGCTGGCCCGCGATGTCCTTGTTAAGCACGTCCACAACGGCGGCAAGGGACTGGTGCGAGAGTTCCTTCCTGATAAGCGACTTCGCCTCTTCTGCCGTGCTGATCGGCGTGCCACCCGCGCCCGTCATGCCGGACATGATGCGCGCGTAATCGACCGACATGGTGGTGATTGCCGCATCCAGCGCCTGAACGTCGGGGTCACCCATCTGCGCCTTCGCTCCGAGAAGCCACGCGTTGATGGCTGGAGAACCGGTGCGCGTGAGCTTCGAGGAAAGATCCATCGCCACCTGCGTGTTGTTCTGGAACGCGTTTTCTGACTTTTCCATAACGTCGGAGATCTTCTGCAGGTTCGTGAGCGAGGCTTGAAGTGCCTTGTTGCGTCCCGGAACAGTCTGCAACTCAGATGCGGGTACGCCGGCATCCTTCGCGATCTGCGCGGCTTGGTTCATCACGGCGGTACGCTGCGCTACACCTTCGCGGCCACGTCCAACGGCCGGCAGCTTCCCGGAGCCGATGTATGACCATGCGGCGTTTTCGATGGCATCCTTGCTCAGACCTTGGCCTGTGCCGGCAGAATCAGCGGGGCCGCCCGGAATCGGCTCAAGTGCACTCTTTTCCGCGTTCCACTGATAGCCAACCGGAGCACGCCCCATGCCGTCAACCGACGCCGACGGATGCATATCACGCCACGTCTTCATCAGTGACGGATCGCTCTGAATTTGGCGCATGGTCTGGATTTCAGCGGGCACTTTCGGAGCACCCACCCCAAACTGTGCCGGAGCGGCCTGCGGAGATGCCCCCTGCGGCCCCATAGCGGGCGCTGGTGCGCCTTGCGCCTGCTGACTGACCTGCTGCGCCTTAGATTGCAGCCACGCGGTTACCTGCGCTTCTGGTGCACCCATCTTGATAGCTTCGTTCGCCTGCGCGAGGAACGGCGCCATCGCATCATTCGCCATCGGCGGCTGGCCGGGCTGCTGCACGACAGGCGGCTGTGCGGGCTGCCCGCCCGGTGCTGGCTGTTCCGGCATCGGTCCGCCCACGGCAGGACGCAAGGTCGAGGTGTTCGGGTCGAATACGCCTGCAGCGGTCGCGTCGCCGTTCGGCACGTTCGGGATGAGCTTCGTCGCGAACGGATTGCGGAAAAGCTGCTTGCCGGTGGTGGGATCGACCACAGCGCCGCCAGCGGACACCACTACGCCCTTGTTTTCCGGTGATCCGCCCGTCTGGCCGATGACCTTGTACAGCGCCGGCAACATGTCAGGCGTCAGGCCGGTGAACTGCTTGCCGGTTAGCTGCGTCAGGTATGGGCCGATAGCGTCCCCGGCACCCTTGATGCGGGCGGGGTCGTTGGACTGCAGGGCCGCGAGGGCATAGTTGGCCGCACTGTTCAGCTTTTTGGAGGCTAGCGCCTGCTGCTGTTGCTGTTGCTGTTGCTGCGAGGCTTGTTGGGCCAGCGCGTTGTTCTGCAGGCCCACGGCTTCGCGCGGGTTCAGCGCCGCCAACTGCCCCAGCATGGAGCTATTGCCCTGCGGGTTGCTGATGTACTGACCCGCAAGCTGGTTGAACTGCTGCTGTTGGCCGTAGCCATAGCCTTCCCGTGCGGTCTGCAGGAAATCGGGATAGATGGGCTGCCCTTGCCGGACGATATCAGCCATGTTTAGTATCCACCGCCGAGAGAGGGAAAGCTTCCGCCGCCGAAGTTCGAGTAAGTCTGGTCAAGCGTCTGCCCGTTCAGCGCGCCGGGGTTGTACGGCGCTGCCGTACTGCCATAGGAGGATGTCGTCGGGTTGTGGAATTGCCCGTACATCTGCGACAGCGCGCCGATGCCGGTATTTACCAGCTGCCCTGTAGCGTTCGCGGAGTTCTGCGTCGCGTTGCCCTGAAGAAGCGCGTTGTTGTTGAGGTAGCCACCGATAGCAGCGGACTGGCCTGCCCCGATGCTGCCGAGATTGGCTGCAGCGCCCTGCCCCTGCTGCGCCAATCCGGCGAGCTTGCTGTAATAGTTGTTGTATTGCTGGCTGGCTAGTCCCTGCGCGTATTTCAGTACGTCGGCACTCTGGCCGCCCGAGTACAGGCCACCGCGAGATGCCGCGCTACGGTCAAGCCCCTGCAGCCCCTGGTCCATCGTGAACTGATAATCAGGGGAGGCATTGAAGCTGGAATAATCGCCCGAATTGAGCGACTGCATCTGACCCAGCGCATTATTTCCAGCCGTGATGCCGGGGCTGAGATTGGTCGCCGTGCGGTCATAGTTCAGGTTCTGTTGCGCGATGGCCTGCTGCGTTGCGCTTTGCGAGGCATTGGAGGCCTTGTTCGCCGCGCCCTTCTGCGCATTGGACGAAACCGCGCCCCCAATCAACGCGCTACCGCCAACAATTACTGCTGCCCAAGACATAGCGCGTCATCCTCTGTAGTAATGGCTGCCGTCTCCGGCACAATCAGTTCTTCTTCGAGCTTGTCGAGGTCGGTTTCGTGCGAGGCGTGCACCGTGACCCAAATGGTGTCCGCATGGGCATAGCCGACGCGTTTTGTACCTGGTTCAGATACGATCACAGCCGGAGCCTGCAGGCGTTTCATGCCCTGCTCCGTCCATACCGTGATGTCACCTTGCATCAAGAAATTGAGGTGCTGCCCCTTGTGGATTTTTCCAGTCAGCACGGCGCCGGCAGGGATGAACAACTCGCGCCCGTACAGCCCTTCCGCGAAGTGGTGCGTGGTCTGCGCTTCCAATTGCGGGAGCTTGCGCAGTTCGCCCTCGAACGCCTGGATCATGGCGAGCGATGGAACATTCCCCAGCGGAACGAGGCTCGATCCCTGTTCAAGCTTGCGGCGAGACTCACCCATCGCATTGCTCCAGTTGCCAGCTTGCCGTGAGGATGTCCGCCTTGACCGGATCGGTGACGCGGATGTCAAACACCCACTGGCGACCCTGCCCGAGACTGCGCATCTGCAGCCGCCTTACGAAATCGCCCGTGTTACCCATGGGCAACTTGCGCCAGTTCGCCCAGTTGCGCCCACCATCCTTGCTGTAGCGGAAATCGATGTAGGTCATGCGTATTTGGCCCAGCCACGGATGGCGTACACGTTGTCCACCTGTCCGGGCCACCCTACGGTGGTCGAAGAGTTGCCCAGGCCGTTACCGACCACCATCCGGCTTGCGCTGGTGATGTTCAGGGTCGATGCTCCTGTGTACTGTGCATATCTCGCGCCGTTGTACCAGCACGAAAGCACGTCACCAGCGCGTGTCACGGCAAAGTGGAAATATGCCCCTCTAGCCAATATGGGAGGCGCCCACAATGTCTGCGTCAGCCCCAGCGGCATGATGGTGTTTTCCATCGGCACGGTGGCGCCCAGGCGTGCGCCAAACGTCATGCGCTCCCCGAACGTCTCAATGCACAGGAAGGTCCGCGAGTTGTTGTTGGCGTCGCTGTACAGATTGAGTCGAGCGTCAAGCTCTACACAGAAATCCACACCTGCGCCGATGGCATCCGCGCCGAGCGGCGATTCGATGCCAACGTTTTCGGTTCCTTGGTAGTCGTATGTCCCGGTGGTATTGGTATCAGGCGTCAGCGACATCGCCATGCCTGAAACGGATGGCGAGGACACCGCCGCCGGCATGGTCACCGGCTGATTGCCGAACTTGTCCTTGATGACGGCGCTATCCACCGTCCACGTTCGCCCAACCTTGTCGTATGTCAGGCTTCCCGTGTTGAAATCGACATCCGCGATGACTTTGGCGAACACGGTCATGGTCTGCGACACGGTAGCTATCGAGCCGGCCGCGTCCTGCACCTGTGTCACCCAGGAGAACGTTCCGTAAGCGGTGTATGTCCCTGTAACGTGGCCTCCGCTGTCGATGCTCAGCCCCGTGGGGAGCGCGCCATCTTGCAGGGAAACGACGCGTGGCGCCGTACCGCCCGAAGTCACATAGGTGAAATCCGCCGTGCCATTAACCAAGCCTTGCGGAAGGGTGCCACTGATCGCAAGATGGTCCGTTGGCGTGCCTGAAAACACTTTGGATTCATCGCGAACGCCCGTATCAATCACCAGCTCAACGCCGTTGACGATGACGTTATTCTGCGCATCGTTCAGGACGCCCGTAATACGCCTGCGCTCCAGGATGGCGCCGTCTTCGTCCTGTGTGGCCCAGTCCAGCACGTACAGCTTGCCATTGGCGTAGTCGCCGGCAACCCACTTTCCGTTTGACTTCACCAGTGCATTGATGCGCCAGCGGTCCATCCCATCTGACTTGCGGCGGTGCCACTCCCCGCTGGCCACGTCATAGCCGAACGTCTTGCCGTCCGGGCAGGTGATGTAAAAGACCTTGTGGCCCTGATCCTCGAACGTGAAGGCGAAGCACTGCGCGAGATTGCACGCGGACAGCGCCTGTTCGACGGGCATGGTGGAGATGCGCTGCGGCGTGTAGCCATTGGCGCGGTACACAATGCCGTCATCACCCACCCAAAACGGGGAATTGTCGAGATTGGCAATGCCGAACGTGGAAGCGGCACCGCGCTCGATGACCATGCCGGCTTGGCGCTGGAACGTGCCTGTCGCGGCTCCGGTATTGATGTACGGCTCAATCGTGCGGGTGCCGAACAACCACCATTCGCGATGGGTGACGATCTGGCCAACCAGGGCATCTGGCGACCCTTCCGCCTCGTAGTAATCCAGCGTGCTGTAGCTGGTCGCGTTGGCAAGATCCGAGATGTAGGCAAAACGCCGGCCCGGTTCAATGCCCGTGATGTAGCTGTCCACGTAGTCGAAACTTATCGCTCCGGGGAAGGCGTCATCGCTGATCTGCGTCAGCTGTCCGGTCACGGTGTTGTAAACGTAGCCCGACTGCCCGTTGGCAATCGCCACCTCATTGCCTCCCGTGATCTGGTTGTGCGCCATTGACACGCGCGCCACGCCGGGAATCGTGCCGATGCTGGTCGAGTTACCTTTGGTGTCAACGCTGTACAGCGTGCGTCCGCACACCACCAGAAGCAGACCTTCTACGTCATGCATGCCACGGATCGGCGCATTGTCCAGCTGGCTGAACTTCACCATGCCCGGCACACCGCGCAACTTGCTCGCGCTGCGCGTTCCTCTGGCTTCTGCCTTCACCAGCAGGTAATTGATCGTCTCCTGATGCGACCACGGCAAAGCGTCATCGGCGTAGCAACTGCCAACTACGGTGGCGTCGGTCCATCGCGACATCAGAAGTATTCCGCCTGCTGCGCCTCGCCCATGTAGCGTCCCGCCTTGAGCTTGCTCAGCGCCACCATGGCTCCTTGCGAGTTGGAGGCAAGCGCCTGCGCGCGATTGGTCACGCCGTAGGGAAGGGCCAGCGCGTAGGCGATGAACTGCGTCAGCGGCACGAAGTAACGGGCAGGAATCTCCCCATCAAGATCGAACGGAATCAGCCCCTGGTCATACAGGTATTCAAGCTGCTGCTGGCAGCGCGCGGTTCCACGCTTCGCCTCTTCGGGCGTCGGGTCCGTCTGCACATCCAGCACGCCAAGCTCTTGCAGCACGGCGTCTCGCAAGTCGTCACGCGTATAAGTCGCCATGCCTGCTCCAAATAGAAAGGGGCGACATTGCTGCCGCCCCAAGGTCGTGCGTGTTGCTGGTTAAGCGTCCGGTGCAGCGGCGACGAAGCCGGTCACCATGCCCCAGTCTTTCGGGGTTCCGCTCTGGCCGTAGGTGATCTTCGCCACGCCACGGATTTCCATGAAGCCAACGCCACGCTGGAACTCGTAATCGTCTTCCTTGCGGAGCACGATCTGCGTGGTTTTCGCCCAGCCAATCGCCAGCGCCTGCGCACCGCACAGGTACACCGGAGCCACCGGAATTGGGGTGGCGGCGGTGTTGTTGAAGCCGGCGATTTCGGGGATTTCGCGGATCACGACGCCGTCCCAGTACAGCGAGGTCGTGCCAGTGAACAGCGGGTTGGTGTTCGCACGTTCACGGGCATTCTCGAAGACCGTGGAAAGATCGGCCTTAAGGTCACGATACGAGCCCACACCAGCGAACAGGACGTACGTCTCTTCGTCCTCGCCATACACGAACGGGCGGATACCGTTACCGTTCACGTTCTTTGCGCTCTGCGCGCGACGCTTGAGCAGCGATACGGTAGCCCGATTAAGCGTCATGCCAACAGTGACGTTATTGAGCGCGGTGGCGTGTGTGGCGTTGTAGTTGGCGATGGCGCTGCCAAACAACACACGATCCACGTTCGCCGCCGTCCACGCGTTGCGCTGCGTGGCATTGGCGGTGCCGAAAGCCACGCCGTTGATGCTGCCAAGCGCTGAGACGATGGCGTTCTTGAGCAGGGTCATGGCCAGCAGCTTCAGCGAGGTACGCGCCGCCTGCTTGATGTCGAACGCCGACGCCTGATCTTCCATCACGTTGACCACGGTGGCCTGGCGCACCACACCCACGGTCAACTGGAAGCCATCGTTCGGCAGGGCGACTTCGTTGCCCACCAAGGCGCTCGATCCGTCGTTGTAGCTGGAGGCATCCAGCGCACCAACCAGATTGAAGGTGATGGCGTCGCCTTTCTTCTTGCTCAGGTCGCGATTGACCTGGAAGATGGCATTCTCGCCGGAACCCATGTACCGCTTGAAGCGGCTATCACGGACGTACTCCGTGAAAAAGGTGTCTTGGAATTGTTTGGCCCGTACAGCAGCCGATGCGACAGTGGCAGTCATTTTGTGTTACCTCGGGAAGAGTTCGTCAACGGGATTCGTGGATGCAAGCGCGGCGGAATCGCCGACGTTGCGGACAGCAGTCAGGTCTGGCGGAAGTGCAGCGGCGACTTTCTGTCTCTCAGCGGCTTTCGCGGTGGCCTCGGCTTCAAATTCGGCCCGTGCTTCGGCGCGAATCTTTTCCCGGTAGGCCGCTGGGTCTTCCATTTGCTTGAACTCAGAAATCCGCTCCTCTTTTTCTCCCCAGATCGGAAG